ATTTTAGCAAAAATGGAGGTTTTGTTGAAGGAACTTTACTGCCTAATGATCAATCCGCTCATCTTAGCGCAGAAGACATGATGCAACTTTTTCCCATAAACAGAGCTACAGGAGGCTTAATCCCTGCTGCTGGAGGAGTTGATACAGTTCCCGCAATGCTTTCAGGTGGAGAGTTCGTCATGAACGCTGCCGCCACAAGGAACATTGGAGCAGGTAATTTACAAGCATTGAACTCTGGGGCTGGAACTGGTGATAACACCGATCTCGTCTCCAAACTTGATGAATTAATTATCGCAACCGAGACATCTCAATCCACAGGAGATATCAACATAACAATCAATGGATCTAACGGAGCTGAAACCGAAACTCAAGGTCAAAACTCTACCGATCAACAGAAGATGCTGTCTGACAAAATCAAGACTGCTGTTAAGCAAGTAATTGCTGATGAAAAAAGATTAGGAGGACAACTTAGAAGATAATGTTTGGATCAAGATTAAATGACGAAGTAGCTGTAAACATAGCTTCGTACCATATTTCTGGTATTAGCTCTGTAGACTTATCATACTCTAATAGCGCAAATACTGTTAAGCCTCTGGGATCAAGTAGGGGCTTAACTACTGTTGGCGGGGCTACTCAGCAAAAACTTTCTATCGCTAGGCATCTCATATACGGTGATCCTATTTTAAGTTATACTGGTTTGGGTGCTATGGCTGGTCAAATTGTTTATGGAGGAAATGCATATGGCTTTAGTAGTGGGTTCTTAGATTCGTATTCTGTCAATTGTGCGGTAGGATCTGTGCCAAAAGTTAACGCTTCTATTTCTATTTTTGATGAGATGGATTCATCCAATGAGACCATAGAAGACTTAAGTTCTAATGAGTTAACTATCCGCATCCCATCTCAAGGATCAATTAGCGCAACTTGCAAGGGTTCTACTACGAATAGAATTATCGGCTTTGATTACGCGATTAAAATGAACAGAAAACCTCATTTTTCAATAGGTAGTAAAACTCCCGTTTCTGTCGAGCTTATCCCTCCAATAGAATATACAGCTCAGGTTCAAATTGAAGTTGATGAAACTATTCCTGATAATTCTTTTACTTTTTTATCAGGTAGAGAGGGCGATACTGTTTCTTTTGATATTGATGGCAGGGATGGGACAAATCTTAATGCGTTAACGATTCCTAATGCCACAGTGGTAAGTGAATCTATATCAGCTTCTGATAATGGTTCCGCTATTTTAAATATAAATTATATTGGTCATGGGTTCTGAATTATTCTACAATAGAGATGAAAATATTTCGGGTATAGTCGTTGAGTCGGCTTATGACGATCTTAATCTTACGCCTGTATATGGGTCGAAGGTTTCATTTAAATCTAGGGCTTTTCTATATGAGGTGGACGATTATCAAATTAACATGATACCCTTCTCAATGAATAGCTTAGAGGCTAAGTATGAAGTTAGGTATGACCTTAATGAAACTAATTCTCGTAAGCTAGCATCTTTTATTGAAAGTAAAAATGGCACTGAGATGTTTGAAGTCAATATTGACAATAGTGGCATATATAAAAATGTATCTGGAATATCTGATAATTATGCTATCAATCATATGAATAATCAACATTATGAAGTAGCTGTATCTTATAACATTGATCAAGCTCCTAACTTATTCAATTGGACAGGTATGAATTTTGTCAATACAGGTTTTAGAAACTGGGATGCTTCTTCAACTTACAATAAGTTTGATGTTGTATACACAGGGGTAAATAAGAATCTATTAAATAACTATTATTACTGTACTGGGGATCATGCGTCGAACATCCACAACTCTCCTACTGGAGAAAATTCTTTTTGGTCGCAAAGATTCTTTTATCGGCCTGATGTTGGATTTCAAAATGATGTAACTTTGAAGAATGAGCTTCTTGAGTTTAGGAATTCATTCAAGCAGCGAGTGAAGACTAAAGACAACAATGCATCTTTCCTGATCAACTATGAGTTCACAGATATATCCGACAGACAATTAAAATCTATGCTTCATTTCTTAGAAAACAAAGCTGGATATAGAAGATTTAGAGTTGATTTAGAATCCGTATATAATCAACCAAAAGCCATGTATTGCCCAGAGTGGACTCATACTTGGAAGCATTTCAATTCTCATGATTTATCAGTAACTTTGATCGAGGATGTTTTAGGTGTAATCCCAACAGGAACTTAATATGGCTAGAAATATTTTAAAAAGTAATAATTCAATTGTGATCGTTGGTCAGAGACCCGCTTTCACAGGTGCAAACAGAACAGGTAGCACCATGAGTGGAGCTTACATGAGTGCCGTACAAGGTGTTTCTGTAGGTTTTTCTCAACAGAGGCAGAAATCAAAACAGCTTGGATCTAATGATTTAATTATTAATGATATTACTAGAATGCCTGATGTAGATCTAGGAATTAGTTATTATTATACACCAGCAATGTTAAATGAAAACATGTTGGGTTTAATCAATGATCAAACTGGGGCCAGCAAGTCAACTTTTTTCAATGGTTATGATAACCAAGATCAAAACTTCTATATAGTAAATAATGGACATCAGTCTGTTGACATGATTGCTAATGAAGTCTCTGCAATAGCAAATCTAGGAAATGAGTCAGAAGTCATTTCAATTGGAAACGCTTTTTTGACAAACTATTCTTTGGCGTTTTCAATAGGCACTCCTCCAGTTGTATCCACATCTTATAAATGCTCAAACATCAGGATGGAGACGGGTTCTTTTGATCAGACTTTAAATCCAGCTATTAATTTACAATCAGGTAACAACACAAATGTTGGCACTGTTAACCTAGAGGATGCAAAAGTAAACGGTTTTGGAGATTATACATCAGTTAATAGATTTAAACCACCACTATGTTCGCCTAGTGATTTAAACATAAGTCTTCAAAATTTGCAGATTGGTGGATCTACTATTAGTGGCGATGCGAGTATTCAGTCTTTTTCATTCAACATCCCAATCAATAGGGTTGACTTATTTGGTTTGGGAAGTGATTACCCCTATGGAAGAAAAGTCCAATACCCACTAACCTCCTCTATTGATTTACAATTTTTAGTATCTGGATTAGCAACAGGTGAGATAGCTCAGTTAATAGACGATGAGTCTGAATATAGGTTTGAAGTTGAAGTGGTGGATACTGGTGAGGCATTCAAGAATACGTTTTCATTCTCTAGTCTCAGGCTGGAAAGTTCATCCTACCAAATGAATGTCAATGACAACATGACTTACTCTTTATCATTTAGTCATGAGTTGACTAATTAATCATATTCAATCTTAACATTTTTACTTTCGTAATTCTGTTTCTTCTCTGCCATGTGACGTTGACCATTTCTCTTGGCCGCATAATCATCGAAGTATTTTTGTTTAAGCGGATCTTTTCCTCCAGATTTTTCTGCTCGTCTTTGACTCATCTCCGCTGAGTAATCAAACATGTCACCTACACTACCCTTCTTTCCTCCTGTACTGTCCGTAAACTGCCTTTGACTGAACGGATCAATGTTGGAGTCGATAGAGGCATTAGGGGCAAAATAGACCCGTTTCCACTCGATACCAAAACCATCTACATAAATATGCTCTTCATTCATAGACTGAAAAACGTCTTTATGTTCGTTTGTCTCAGGATGCTTGTAGGTATATAAAGGCATATTTAATTATAAATAAAAACGGGGGCGTTTCCACCCCCGTTTTTTTAATTAACTTTAATTTTAGTTGGTTTTAATCTTCCTTTTTTAGGCAGGTTCATAGTTAGCAAGCCGTTATCCATTTTACAGGTGATAGCTTCTGTCTCGACCTTCTTGAAAAGTTGAACAGAAAAAGCTTTCTTTCCGTCTTTAGGTTTTGTCTCAATTGTTAGCTTATCTTCAGTAACTTCAATATCGACATCTTTTTTGGAAAAACCAGCAAGCTCAACTTTTAACTCGAAAGAGTCTCCTTTATCTTCAACATAGTTTTGGTTTTTAAAACCGTGGTCATTAAATAAGTCGTACAATAATGTATTAATCATACAAACCCTTTAACACAAACTATGCCAAATCAAAATCCTTGGAAATACGGGACAAAATGACATCTACAGTGTTTTTGTAAGTCAACTTGTCTGCCAACTTTTGTCCCTCTGTGTTAACTTGTCCCACTTTCTTCTCAGCTTCTTCCATCGCCTTGATCACATCGTCCTCTTTCCAATCATAAAAAGTCCCTTGATTAAATGGAGACCCCTTCTTAAAGAAGACGTTATCGTAACAATCCACTTCTCCTGAAGGCTCAACCAAGATACAATTATCTTCAGTAGCCCAATCTTTATGAGATGTGGCGTTAAGAACAATGCTCCATTTGCCGAGACAAGTTGCGTTAAAAGCAGGAAGATTCCAGCCTTCTGCTCCAGACAATCCTGTAAGATCAATATCGATTGCATTTAAAAAATCATTAACTTCAGAATTCTTTTCTAAATGAGGCAGAAAGTTAATATTAGAATACCTCTCCCCACCTAAAACAGCATTGATTGTTGCATCCATGTCCTCTTTCTTGTAGAAAGGGTTAGTAATCAAACAAGAAAGCTGATACTTTGGGTTATTTCCGTATTTCTTTAACCAAGCTTGAATAATTCTAGCAGTATGCTTTCTATGTTCAAACTTACCCATCAAACCAAAATGGGTGATACCATTTAGGTACTCTTTTTTCGTTTCTTTGAGGTCTTCATCGAAACCCAATGGGCAGAACACGCCACCAAACAAGTCAGAAGCGCAGGAAGAACTAAAGAACGTCCCGTTTTGACATTCAAAAAGTTTTTTCTCGGTTTCTGTTGGTTGGTTGCATTCATAAAAGGTTAACAAATATTGTTTACAATTTTTTCTACTCTCTGAACCATTTAAATGCCAAATTTTTAAACTTGGAACATCTTCACTAAGATAATCATACCTATTGTTTATGGCATTTTCGATTTTTTTAAGTAAATCTTGATCAACGTCATAAGCTTTTAGGTCAATATTACCTGTGGGCCAAATCCCAACGTCATGTCCCCTATCGAAAAGCTCTCGTATAATGTTAAAAGAAACATTACCGAGGCTTAACGAGTTGATAGGGGCTTCAACTAAAACTCTCATTAAAAGGGAGGCTCATCATCAGATGCTGGACCAGCGGCAGCAGCAGCAGGAGCAGAATCAGAAGATTGACTATCGTCTTTCTTACCAGAATTTAAGAATTGAATATTATTTCCTCTGATAAAATATTTCGATTGAGGTTTACCAGTTTCCTTATTCTCCCAAGTGTCCATAGCAAGCTCACCAGAAAACACAAACTCACGACCTTTTGTAAGGTATTTAGATGCGATTTCCGAAAGCTTATCCCAAACTTCAAGATCAATGAAGCACTTGGTTTTAGCATTGCTTGGGGAGATACCGACACGAAGGCGCGTCACTGACTTCCCGCCATTAAGTTGGCGAGTCTCTGGATCTTTTACAAGATACCCTACTGATGTAATATTATTATACATAATTTTCTGATTCTTTTTGGAACTTAGATAGATAACGATTATGGATGTTGATCACCCCCTGAATACTCATTCCGAGGGATTTAGCTATCTTCCTCCAAGGTGTAAGCTTATTAGACACTCCATTGTACCTCATGTCAATGATTTTTTTCACCCTTTTGTCTTTTTCTTTATCTAAGAATTTTTGAAAGAAGGAAAAGATCTCATAATTCTCATGAACCTTAAAGCCTCCTTCATATTGTGGCTGCTTTATCATATCGTCAAGAGAGCATTTTTGAAATTTTTTGTTCCTTGTCAAAACGTTTAAACATTTCCATTTAGCTTCATTAGCTAGATATGTTGTAAATTTAGCACCTCTCGACGGGTCGTACTTCAACACAGAGCTGTATATTGTAAACTCTTTCTCCTGAAGAATGTTATCCCTATCTTCGATATTCTTGTCGCCAGAAAGAAACCTGTCCACCATGCCGTGATAAACTCCCGAATGCCTATTAATTATTTCTACTAAGCTTTCATTGTCGTTATTATTTTTGACATTTTCAATTAATTCTTGATCCGTTTGCATTTTTTTAAAGCATTAGCTGTATTTATTCTTTCTTATAATATATTATATTAATATAATATATTACGTTCCTGTTCCTAAAGGTTTAACTGTAAAGTAAACGAAACCTCGCGGTTTCTGACCGTATAGCGTTATTATACTAAGATTTAAAATACTGTCAATAAAAAAAAATCACAAAATTTTCACTCGACAAGGGATCGAATCCAACTAATAGTGTAACTAACGCTAACATGATTTTCGAAGAACAAATATCGCGGAAGCCTGACCATTATCCTTGGGCAGGAGAGTTTATTGAGGCAATGCACAATGGGTTTTGGACCGATAAAGAATTCAGTTTTACCTCTGATTTACAAGACTTTAATGTGGTATTAAGCGAACAGGAAAAAGAGATCATTGTTAGGACTCTTTCAGCTATTGGGCAGATCGAAGTTGCTGTTAAGAAATTCTGGAGCAAACTGGGCGACAACCTTCCTCATCCTTCTTTTAGTGATCTTGGATTTGTTATGGCTAATGTTGAAGTTATTCACAATAACGCTTATGAGCGACTTTTGGAAGTTCTTGGATTAGAAGAGGTTTTTGAAGAGAATCTCAAACTCGACTTCATTGAGGGCCGAGTAAACTACCTTCGGAAGTATACCCACAAATTCTACAAGAACAGTAAGAAGCAATATGTTTATGCTTTAATCCTATTCACTCTCTTTGTAGAGAACGTGTCGTTGTTTTCTCAATTTTACATCATTAATCACTTTGCTCGCTTTAAGAATGTTCTTAAGGATACCGATCAACAAGTTAAGTATACTCGTAATGAGGAGAACGTTCATGCTTTAGTTGGAATGAAAATTATCAACACCATTCGCGAAGAGCATCCTGAGCTTTTTGATGGGGAGTTGGAAGAGCGCATTCTTGACGAAGCTCAACAAGCTTTTAAAGCTGAGAGCAAAATGATTGATTGGATGATCAACGGTATTCAAGAGAAGGGTCTTAGCGCCCCCATCCTAAAAGAATTCATTAAAAATAGGATCAATGATTCTTTACAAAAAATTGGCTTTAAACAAGCTTTCGATGTTGACAAAAATCTACTGAAAGATACAATCTGGTTTGAAGAGGAGTTGCTTGGTAATAATGCCACCGACTTCTTTTATTCTCGACCAGTCGAGTATTCAAAAAATTCACAGACGTTCAACGCAGAGGACTTGTTCTAAATGACTAATTACTATTGGCTAAATGATGACTCAAGATTATTTCTTGAAAGGGGCTATCTAAAAAAAGGTGAGACTCCAGAGCGGAGAATCCGTGATATTGCAGAGACCGCTGAAGTGTATCTCGGTATAGACGGGTTTGCTGACAAGTTTGAGGGTTATATGAAGCAGGGATTTTATTCCTTGGCTTCTCCTGTCTGGTCTAATTTTGGTCGTGATCGTGGTCTACCCATATCCTGTAATGGGGTTTATGTTCCTGACAGGATGGATGGTATTTTAGCTAAACAGTGTGAGGTGGGTATGCAGACTAAGCATGGGTCGGGGACTTCCGCTTACTTTGGCGATCTTCGTGAGCGTGGAGCATCAATCAATTCTGGTGGTGAGTCTTCTGGGGCAGTCCATTTTATGGAGCTATTTGATAAGGTTGCTTCTGTTGTTTCTCAGGGTAATGTTCGTCGTGGCTCTTTCGCAGCTTACCTCCCTATTGAACATCCTGACGTAAAAGAGTTTCTCCGCATCAAGAGTGAGGGTAATGCGATTCAAGATATGTCTTTCGCTGTAACCATTACAGATGAATGGATGAAATCAATGATTGGGGGCGACTCTGACAAGCGTCAGATTTGGGCTTTAATCATCAAGAAGAGGTTCGAAACTGGCTATCCATACTTATTCTTCCAAGATACCGCCAACAATAACGCGCCAGAATGTTATCGAGATAAAGACATGAAGATATATGCTTCTAATCTTTGTAATGAGATCAGCTTGCCATCAAAAGAAGATGAATCTTTTGTTTGTTGTTTATCCTCTCTGAATCTCGTTAGATGGGATGACATTGTAGAGACTGACGCTATTGAGACATTAGTCGCTTTTCTTGATGCAGTAATGGAAGAGTACATTCTAAAAACAAAACGTATTCCTTTTATGGAATCTTCTCATAATTTTGCCAAGCGCCACAGAGCTTTGGGTATGGGAGTTCTTGGCTGGCACTCTTACCTACAAAGCAAAATGATTAGCTTTGAAAGCTTGGAGGCTAAAATGCAGAATAATTCCATTTGGAAGACCATCCGTAATCGTGCAGATGAAGCGACAGCAGAATTGTCGCGAGGTTTAGGGGAGCCTATGTATTGTGAGGGGTATGGTCGTCGAAATACGACTACCTTAGCTATTGCTCCAACCACAAGCAGCTCGTTTATCTTGGGTCAGGTTTCTCCATCTATCGAGCCTCTCAATGGTAATTATTTCACCAAAAATCTTGCCAAAGGAAAATTCACCTTCAAAAACCCTTACCTCAAAAAACTCCTATCTGAAAAGGGTCAGGATAATCAAGAGACTTGGATGAGCATCCTTGAAACTGGCGGTTCCGTCCAACACTTACTCTTCCTTTCGGATGAAGAAAAAGATATCTTCAAGACCTTCGGAGAAATCAGCCAAAAAGAAATCGTTATTCAAGCGTCCCAAAGACAAAAGTATATTGATCAAGGGCAATCTTTGAACATCATGGTGGCTCCAAAAATCCCTGCAAAAGAAGTTAGTGACTTAATGATTTATGGCTGGGAGAGCGGGTTGAAGGGTTTTTATTACCAGAGAAGTGCTAATCCTAGCCAAGAATTAGCAAGATCTATGATGGAATGTAAATCTTGCGAAGGTTGATTTCATTTATATCTAAAATAAGTGTAAAGGAAAATACAATGGAGTTGGACTTTTCTAAGAAAATTAAAGAACTTTTGGGGCAATCTGAAGCTGCAAAGCGTGGTGGCCCAAAAAGTGGAGCGCAAACTCCTGCAAAACCATCAGAACGCAAAAAAGGTTCTAGTAAGAATAAGAAGGGTTCCGCTGGTGGTAAAGGAGGTTCAATTACATTTTCTGCAAAAGTCATCACTTCTCTTAAAAATAAAGTTAAGGAACATAATGAGAAGCACTCTAAAAAAGTCACCCTTGGTCAACTAAAGAAAATTTATCGTCGTGGCGCTGGCGCTTTCTCCTCCAGCCACCGCCCCGGAAAGACTAGAGGTCAGTGGGCTATGGCTCGCGTTAACATGTTCCTTAAAATGGTCAAGGGCGGTAAAGTTAAAAAGTCTTACCGTGCTGCTGATCAAGATGTAGCAAAAGGCTCTGAAGATTATTATCTTGAGCAAGAGGGGGAAGCTTTTATTGATTTTGCTAATATTGAGTTTGATATCGCCCACCTTGATCTAGTTATGGCTGGGGCTAATGAGTGGGAGCAAGATGATTCAACAGAAGATCTTGAATACACAGAAGCAGAAAAGAAAACTTTAAATAAGCCTTTCCGACTAAAAGACGGCAAAAAGAAGTATGGGGTTTATGTAAAAAACCCAAAGACAGGCAATGTGATCATGGTTAAGTTTGGTGATCCCAACATGGAAATCAAGCGGGATGACCCAGCTCGTCGTCGCAGCTTTAGAGCTAGACATAAATGTGATACAGCTAAAGACAAAACAACCCCTCGTTACTGGAGCTGTAAGTTTTGGTCTAAAAAACCTGTCAGCAAGATGGTTTCTAATGAAGTCCTAGCTTGGGACGAAGAAGAGGTTTATAGCGAGTGGGTTTGGGATGATGAAGGCTTTGCTGATCATCAAGATTTATTAAACGCCTTCCCCTTCTTAGATAGCGTGAGGGAAATCATTGAAGAAAAAGAGGTTTAGAGTATAATCATGCATTAGCATGAGAGATACCATAGCAGTTTATTCCCTATTTAGAGATAGTGAGCCTCACTTAGCTAGAACTCTAGCTCAGTTTGAAGACTTGGAGTCTCTTGATTACGGTTTCGAGTATTACTTTTATGAGAATGACTCAAAAGATTCCACTGTTCCTTTGTTAAAACAGTGGCTGGAGAAAAGAACCCATAAGTTTCTTCATGAAAATTTGGATGCGGAAAGTTTTGGTAGTGTCCAAAATATAGACAGGATGCAAATGCTTTGTGAGTTCAGAAACAAATGCAAAAACCTACTTAAAAACAGTTCTTCGAAGTATACACTAATGGTTGACTCTGATGTTAACTTTGATAAATCCAATCTAGAGTCACACTTAGAACTGATAGAAAGGTTAGAAGATGCAGTATTGGTCACTCCAAATGTCAGGCAAAATATCCCAGACTACGCTTTTGAAATGACTTCAGATTCCTACTATGATGTTTACCCTTTGCTAGACAAATCAAACAACAGGGGGTTATACTGGACAGATTGTCCATTTAAAAATGGGTTAGACAGAATGAACTGGTCTCTAGGGAACGCAATCAAGTGTAATTCGGCTTTTGGAGGCTTTGCTTTATCTTACACAGATATAATTAAACAAGTAAAATGGTCAACTGACGGAGAATGCGATCATGTTAATTTTTGCAAGGAGCTGTCAGCCTTTGGTTCTATTTATGTAGACCCCAAAAACAAGGTTGATGTCGAGGTCGATCTATCCAAGCATAATTTAAATAGATTTAAAAATATAGCCAAGCAGCAGCTTAATGCATAATTCAGAAATATCCATAATAATCACAGGGCCAATAGATGACAGGACTTTTGAGGCTGTAGATAGCTATTACAGTCAAGGATTTGGGGAAGTGATTGTTTCAACTTGGGAAGATGAAGATTTAAATTTACTTAACAAGACTAGCAAGGAATATAAATTAGTATTAAGTAAGTATCCACAAAACCTGCGGGAAATCAACAACCAAGGCTGTCGTTTCTTTCAAGCCTTTACAACTTGGAAGGGCAGTAGGTTAGTCACGAAAAAATACGCTATAAGAGCTAGAAGTGACGAACTCTATCCAGACCTCTCTAAATTTGTAGACAACATGAGGGAAAACCCTAAGAAGGTTCACACTACAGATAATGGGTTCTGGAAAATTCATAACTTTTGCTTTTCTTCGCATCTGTTTGGTGGTGAGTCTGAAGTAATTAAAGATGGGTGCTTCATGATGACTCTAAATGCAGAACAAACCTTCTTACCAAATACACAGTTAGACTATCCAGAACAATGTTTTGGTTTTTATTTTTTATTGGCTAATGGTTGCGATATGAGAGTCAAGCCTTGGAAACAGGCGTTTTACGAAAACGTATTTATTACTCCATGCAAGGATCTACCCGGTCATCTACATTCTGGACAATCTTTTACTGGATACAAATTTATAAGGCATACAGATTATCCTGATAATAGACCTGACAACCATCAAAGAGATCGGCTATATCAATCGTCTGAAGAATTTTTATGTTGACTTTTTTATGAAAATGACTACTATCTCTAGTAATGGAAAAGACTTACATCATCTCAGAAATTGGCATTAATCACAATGGAGATTTAAATACAGCTAAAAAGCTTATTGATATTTCAGCTGCTGCTGGTTGTGATGCGGTAAAATTCCAAAAGCGTAATCCAGATGTTTGTGTCCCAGAACATCAAAAGTCTGTAATGCGTAACACTCCTTGGGGAGAGATGACATATCTTGATTACAAATACAAGGTTGAGTTTGGCAAAGAGGAGTATGATGAGATTGACCGTTACTGCAAGGATAAAGGTATAGCTTGGAGTGCTTCACCTTGGGATTTAGATAGCTTAGAGTTTCTTAATCAATATGATATCCCTTTTATTAAGATTGCATCTGCGAGCATTACAGATAAAGAACTTCTAAAGAAAACTTGCGAGACTGGTAAAAAAGTAATTATCTCTACGGGGATGAGTTCTGAAGAAGAGATTGATGAAGCTGTTGATATTCTAAAAGCTCACGCTAAGGATTACGCAGTCTTACATTGTAATTCGTCCTACCCAGCCCCAATAGAAGAATTAAATCTTTCTTGTGTTAGAACTCTAAAAGACAAATATGGTTGTCAAGTTGGATACAGTGGACATGAGTTTAGGCTTGGTACTACTGTGGCCGCAGTTTATCTTGGGGCAAGTATTATTGAGCGTCATGTAACCCTCGACAGGACCATGTGGGGTTCTGATCACATGGCTTCGGTTGAGCCTCAAGGTCTTTTCAAGCTCGTTAGTGGAGTTAGAGAACTAGAACAATCTTTTGGGGATGGCAAGATTTCAGTTACAGAAACTGAAGCGGAAGTAAGGAAAAAACTCAGGAATAGTTAATGAGTCTTTACAGGAAAGACATTTTCCAAGGAGGCTGGTTCTCTTTCCAATCTAAAGTCGAAGATTGGGTAGAAGTATCTAAAAAATTACGAGATGCTTTCTTTAAAAGTTTTATGTTCGATGAAGTCTTTGGAGAGACTAAAACAACTGATGAGTTATTTATAAAATCTAATATTGATTTTAGCTTTGTAAAAGACAAGTCGGTCTTAGTTATTGGTGGTGGCCCATCATCTAAAAACCTGACAGACGATCAAATAAAATCTTATGATTTAGTTTTTAGCTGTAATCACTTCTTTAAAAACGATTTGTTAAAGAAACATAAGGTTCATGTAGCTTTAATTGGTGACGAAGTTGATTTTAACGACCCTGAGTTCTTGGAATATGTAAACAATCACAATCCCATATTAGGCTTTGATCATTCTGCCAGAAGGCCAGCTTTTAACTTGTTAAAGCTTGGAGAAGCTTACCCCTTAACGTTTGTTTGGTTAACAAGATATTTCTCAAGGCTTGGTTATGTCCCTAGAGCTTGTGTATTAGCTAGACTATTTGGGGCATCAAAAATAGATTTTATAGGTTTAGATGGATTCAAAACTAATGAACATTTTTTTGAGAAGGATAAGAAGCCTCCTCCATTCAATAGCGTAAAAGAGTTTCAAGATCAAATGCGAGTGTTCTGCGAATACATGTTAAATGATTTAAAAATTGACCCTGAAAATTTTAATGATCTATCCAGTGATAATATTTATGAGGGCATACTGGATAATGTAAAGCAGTTATGAAAACAGCGTTGTGTTATAGTGGGCAAATTGGAGCTTTTAACAAAGCTTTGAATTCGCAAAAGCAATCATTCATGGATGATGTAGATGACATTTACGCATATACATCTAATGTTGTTTCTCACAAGACTTTGAATAGACCTCAACTTAAGCCTAGTTCAGAAGTCTATGAGTATCTAAAGTCGGGGGAGGGTTGGAGAAAAAACCAACCTTCATATGGGATCGTTTACAAGATTGATGACTCACAAGTTAAAGACTTACTATCTCTTGTAAAAACAAAAAAACAGTTTATAGAAGATGAATCTTTAGAAGACACGTTGAACGATTCAAACATGTCTAAGTGGCAATGGCTTCGGAAAAGGCAGTTATGGAAAATGCATCAATGCCATCAAATGATTGAAGGCGATTACGATATTATTATTCGGTGTAGGTTTGAGTTTAATCCTTTCGTAAACATTCCTGTAAAAGATATTTACAAAACACAATACAATTCTGAAAACAAGATATTTTTATTTGGTGGATGGAGTTGTGTGGCCCCAATGATTTTCATGGACGAGATGTTGTGTGATGGCTTTGCCTTCGGCTCTCCTCGCGTTATGGATATATTTAGCTCTTTGTATCTCAAGAGTGAACCATATCCTTACGATCCAAAATATAAAGATTGTTGGGATAGGTTTGGAGATAACGTCGAATATCAGTTACGAGAACATTTAGAAAAACATGGCGTTGAGATAGTATATCTTGGCGACCAGAGATCAATGTACCACTTACAAAGATGAATACCTATAAAGAACACTACAATTCATGTAAAAAAACTTTCCAAGAAAGTTATGCGAGCAGTTATAATGACGTTTATGATCTCAGGTTAGATCAGGAAATATTTGAAAAGGACGAAAAGTATCTAACTCTTGTAAAAAAAATAGCAGAACAAGTTCACAATAAGCTTAATAACAAACAAGATATTTTAGAAAATCAGTGGGCGACACATTTAAATGGGTGGCGAGATATACCAGAGCTTGATGAGTTGTTTTCCACCATCATGCCAGAAATTGAAAAGAAGGTATTCAAATCAAACGCTCAAATAGAAATTTTACACTGCTATAGAAACAAGCCCGGAGTTAATCCTGATAGCTCATGGCTTTGGCATTATGATGACTGTCCAGATCAGTTTCTTAAATTGGTTATCTATCTAACTGATGTAACAGAAGATAACGGATGCTTTCAATATCTCCAAAATAGTAGTGGAGAATTTCCTATGGTCCCGACAAACAGGACTCACCCAAGACATAATGGTCTACCGTTCTTTTTTAAAGGCAAGAGGATTCCACCACAAGAAACTCAAAACAGAATCGATGAAGGTTACGCTATAAATAGTTTAGTTGGTAATGCTGGAACCTACGCATTGATGCATCCTAATATTTACCATAGAGCTACTGTTCCCTCGGTGGGGTCTAGCCCTAGAGAATGTTTATTCTTTTTTATTAGGCCAGCATTAACGAAAAGAGAATCTTACTCAGAAGGAATCTCTTCTATCATCCCAGAGAGGAACGTAAAAAGGTATCAGCTAGACTAATGAGAAAAATATTTCTAGATTGTGGTTCAAATGATGGTTGTAGCGTAAGGAAGTTTAGACATCTAAAAGATAAAAACAAAGAGTTTGAATGTTTTTGCTTTGAAGGGAATCCTAAACTTTTTAAATACCACCCTGTAGATCATCTCTGTAAATTTTATCCGAATATTGTTTATGGTTCAGATGAAGTTATTGAATTCTACATACAAGGTTCAGGCGGGGGAAGCACAACGAGCAAAAAAAAATATCAAGGGTATCTAGATAAATATAAATGTGGAGTTGAGAAGGTTCAATATCAACCAGTCATCTTATCAGAATTTATAAAAAATAATTTCAGCAAACATGATCATATTATTCTTAAGCTAGATGTAGAGGGTGCAGAATATTCAATTTTGCAGAACATGATTGATACTCAAGTATTATCCTATGTGAATGAGATATACATTGAGTGGCACACTGGCAAAAAAACAGATCATGAGAACTGTAAAGGTTTTATAAAGGAATTTAACAATATTTGTGGGGCCATGAGTATTCCTATAGACCCATCTTGGGATGCACAACAAAAAATTTATTCACCTAGTTTAAAATGATTTATCCACCAGAAAAAACTTGGAATCGTTTTAGTGACAGAAAAGAAGCTCCTTTTGTTTCCACTACAGAAAAATTTGCTAACTCTAGTAGGGGTGTTAGATGGCTACAAAAACAATCTGTAATTAACGAAGTTGAATATATTTGCAATGGTCAGTATGTATATCAAAAGCTAGACAATTTAAATAAATTTAAAGATAGCAAAATATTAATTATCGGAGGAGGCCCAACAGTAAATGAATACGACTGGGATCATAAAGGCTATGATTATATTTTTTCACTACATAATTTCTACCAATCTGACTGGTCGTCTAAAATAAATATTGATTTATATTTAATAGGTAATCAGACAAAAGCTTTAAGCCCTAAGTTTTCAGATTATGTTGATGGTAAAAATATTATTTTAGCTATGGAAGACTTAGAACTTAAACGTCAAATGGTTCATGAAATACAAAAACGTTACGCTGATAGGTCTCTTCTTTGCTCATGTAGAGCGCAATTTAAATCTTTGGGAGCTTCTCCAAAGTTGATTACATTAGCTCTTAGTTTAGGCGCAAAACAAGTTGATTGTATAGGTGTAGATGGAGTGCCTAAAAAATTCAACAAAAAAACAACTGAATATAAACACGCTTTTGATAAGACAGGTTGGGACAAAAACTACTCACATAAATCTTATATTGATCAATTTAAACTTTTTTCTCTTTACTTAAAGCATTATTTTCCATATAGTACTATTAATAATTTAGGAGTAGGGCATCCATATAATTGTTGGCATCAAATACAATGACAATGCGTAAGAAAATACTAATTACAGGCGGCACAGGGTCTCTTGGCAAGAAGCTTGTTGAAAATCTTTTGGTAAAAAATCAAGTTGTAATATATAGTAGAGATGAAGGGAAGCAAGCTTCTATTTTTAACGACAATACAAATGTAATAAAAGTTATTGGTGATGTTCGTGATTTTGATAAGTTCAATACAACTTTAAAAATCCACAAACCAGATTATATCATTCACGCTGCCGCATTAAAAAGAATTGATGACATGGAGTTTCATCCAGATGAATGCATCAAGACTAATGTTAATGGAAGCGATAATGTCGCTAGGGCAGCTATTGAAAACGATGTAAAAAAATGTATCCTTGTATCCACAGACAAAGCTTGCCTTCCTGTCAATGTTTATGGTTCTAGCAAGTTCATAGCGGAGAGGATTTTTACGAACTACGATTACAATTCTACTTCAACTATTTTCGCCTCCGTACGTTACGGCAATGTAATCGCCTCAAGAGGATCGTTTGTCCCTCTATTTATGGATTGGATCGAGAATGATCGTGAAATTAAATTAACATCTGAGTCGATGACTCGTTTTCTTTTTACTTTAGATGACGCTGTAGACGCTGTTCTTGGGGCTTTGAAAAACAGTAAAGGTGGAGAGGTTTTTGTTCCTCAAATTGACTCGTATACTCTTCCTACTTGCGTAAAAGCTTTAGAGTTATTGTGTGATAAAAAAGCAAAGACTAAAGTTGTCGGTCTTAGAGCTGGTGAGAAACATCACGAAGACATGCTAGCTAAAACAGAATTAGATTTTACTTTTCAAGTCCCAGATCAAAATCTTCTTCAAATACGCCCTCAGTATACTAAGAAGAATTATCAAGATTGGGAAAAGTATACTGGGCCAGAGTTTAATTCTTCACTTTGGGTCAAGGATAACATCGTAGAGTTGGCCTCTTTGATGAGTAGGGGCATAAAATCATCATGAGCATTTTAATTACAGGGGCGAGTGGGATGCTTGGCAAAGCGTTGTCAGAGGTTTATCCTGACGCAGATTTATTATCTGGCCGTTCTGAAGTTGACCTTACTAATTTTGAATCAGTAAATAAGTTTTTTCACGGCAAGAGATATAATACAATCATCCATTGCGCTGCTTATACGGATTTAAATTATTGTGAGCTTGAGCCATTAAAGGCTTTTAAGTTACATGCTACTGTAGTCAGAATACTGCAAGATCATTGTGATAAATTAATTTATATTTCTACAAACCCTACAGATTCTTTAAGGTATTATTATGTATCAAAACAGAGTGGCGAGGATATTACTTTGCAGAGGTCTGATGATTTAGTTATTCGCGCTAACATTTATGGGCTTGGTGGTCTTTTTGAATGGGTTGTTGATTCTTTAAAGTCTAGTAATAAATTCTTTGGTTATGATGATGTTTTATTTAACCCTGTTAGTGTTTATCAACTTGCTAACTTTATATCTAATTACTCCAAGGATTATTTTGGTGTCGTAAATGTTTGTAGTGACTCTATACTTTCTAAGTATCAGTTTATTTTGGATGTCGCTAAAAATTTAAATATTGATCCAATTAATTTAGAAGCGTGTAAAAAAAATATCGACTTGGATTTAACCGTGCCGACAGAAAATAACTTCACTTATCCTTATTTAGAAGGTTTAGATTTCTTATGCAAAAAACTTATTTTATAGCAGACATTGCGGCCAATCACGATGGTGATTTAGAAAGGGCTAAAAATTTATGCCTTTTGGCAAAAGAGGCGGGTGCTGATGCGGCAAAATTTCAACACTTTAAAGCGTCTACTATTGTCAGCGATAAAGGCTTCAATGATTTAGGCTGTAAACAATCACATCAGTCAGGTTGGGAAAAATCTATTTTTGAAGTTTATCAAGACGCTTCTGTCCCATTAGATTGGACAAAAGAATTAAAATGTTTCTGTGATTCTATTGGTTTAGATTTTTTTACTACTCCATATGATATTGATTATGTTGATGAGTTAGATAAATTTGTGTCTCGTTACAAGATTGGATCTGGAGACATTACTTGGCACAAAATGTTACACAAGGTGGCTTCAAAAGGCAAGCAAGTGATAATAGCAACTGGGGCCAGCAACATGCGAGAAGTTCTTGACGCTGTTTCTATTTTGTCAAAATATAATATCCCTATTTGTTTAATGCAGTGCAATACAAATTACACTGTTGATTTAGAGAATCATAAACACATAAACTTGAACGTTTTGAAGACTTACAAGAAGTTTTATCCAGATATACAGCTTGGGTTGAGTGATCATACTGCTGGAGATGTCACCGTGCTTGGCGCAGTAGCTTTAGGCGCTACTATGGTTGAAAAGCATTTTACAGACGATAACAATAGAGAAGGTCCAGATCATCCATTTTCAATGAATCCTAAAAGCTGGAGAGATATGGTTGACAGGACCAGACTTCTTGAATTATCTCTGGGTGACGGTTATAAAAAAGTTGAACATAATGAGAAGGAGACTGTTGTCTTACAAAGAAGAAGTATTCGTATAAATAAAGATTTATACGAGGGTTATAAACTTTGTGAAGAGGATCTGTATGAAGTTAGGCCATGCCCAGAAAATTGTGTTCCTCCATCTAAATCTATTGTCGGTAAAAAGCTCACTTGCGATTTGCAAAAAGGCGACTGTATAAAGTATGAGCATATCGAATGAATACATAAGGCTAAGAGCTATAGAAGAATCAGACCTGTCTAAAATCCAGACTTGGAGAAATAACGAGAGTCTCAGGAGGTATTTTAGAGAATATAGAGATTTCTCTTTTAACCAACTTAAATCTTGGTATCATAACATGATATCGGATGATAGATTTGAGTTTTTTATTATTGAGTCTTTAGAGGGTGAGAGTTTAGGAGTAGCTGGTTTAACTTATATAGATTGGGTAAACAAACATGCTGATGTACATTTTTATATTGGCAAGAATTTTGAATGGATAGATGATAATTATTCACACAAAGCTTTTCCAATTATTCTTGACTATGGTTTCAATAAATTAAATTTAAACAAACTTTGGGCTGAAATTTATGACATAGATCATAAAAAATTAAATTTTTTCAAGTCTTACAGATTCAAGCAGGATGCTATTCTTAGAGATCATTATTTCTATGATGGTAAATATGTTAACTCAAATATTTTATCTTTATTAAGGCATGAATATGAATAAAGTTCTTATTGTAGCGGCTCATCCAGATGATGAGATATTAGGCTGTGGGGGTCTTTTAAGTAATTTGAGAGATCAAGTTGAGTTTAAAGTTGTATTCGTCGCTGAAGGAACGACATGTCGTTACGACAAACCATCGTGTCAAGAAGCTCAAAAAGAGATCTATTTAAGAAATAGGTTTGCTGCAAAAGCTCTGAATTTTCTAGGTGTAACTGATTATTGTTTCTACAACCTGCCTTGTGGAAGATTAGATAATACTCCTCAAATTAAAATCAATAAGATAATAGAGAAAGAGATAAAATTATTTTCTCCCGACACTGTTTTTACTCATTCAAATTGTGATAGCAACAAAGATCACCACAAAGTCTACGATGCTACAATTATTGCTACAAGACCACAATCTTTAGTGAAAAGAGTGTTGTCTTACGAAGTTTTAAGTAGTACGGAGTGGGGGTTCGACAAAGCCTTTTCTCCAAATGTATTTTTCCCCTTAACAGAAAAAAATGTGCAAGATAAATGGGACGCTTTAGAATTTTATGAAACAGAAATCAAGGAATTCCCATACCCTAGAAGCGAGAAAGGTATTAAAACTTTAGCTTCATATAGAGGTCTTCAGTCTGGTCATGAAAATGCAGAAGCTTATAAGTTAATAAGGGGGACATTGTGAAGGTTTTATGTTGCGCTTACAGAGATTGGGCTAATAAGATTTATGCTCATCTAGAGGACGAATTCTCAGATATAACTTTTATAAAGGTTGACTCTATGGAGTTTGATTACAGCTGCATAGATCAAATAAAACCTGACTTAATACTTTGGTATGGGTGGAGCAGAATCATACCAAATGAAATTTTAAATAAATATTACTCTGTTATGTTGCACCCATCTCCTTTGCCTTTATACAGGGGTGGTAGTCCAATTCAAAATCAAATTATAAATGGGGAAACTGTTAGTGCTGTAACTTTATTTAAAATGGATGAGGGTATAGATACTGGGGATATAATTTACCAGAAGCCTTTTAACTTAGATGGCGACTTAGAGGATATTCTGACTAGAATTACAGATATAGGATGCTACTTAACATGCGAAATGCTAAAAAATTTCCCCAACTTAAATTTAACCAAACAAGATAATTTAAATTCTTCTTTCTTTAAAAGAAGGAACCCTAGTCAGAGCGAAATAACTTTACAAGAATTAAGTTGTTCGAATGCAAAAAACATTTATAATAAGATTAGAGCTTTGCAAGATCCGTATCCTAATGCATTTTTACGTTTCTCAGATGGCTCTAAACTTTTTTTAACAAAATCTCATTATGAAAGATAAAAAAGATATTTGTGTTTTAGTTCAAGCTAGACTTGGTTCTCAAAGAGTTCCTCGTAAAATGATTAGGCCATTTTGCGATACTACTCTGGTAGATGTTCTGTTTAGTAAATTAAAATGTTTAAAATCTCTCCCTCAGAGTAATATTTATTTCTCTGCGTACGAAGACGAGTTGAAAGAAATCGCTAACAATCATGGGGTTAACATTTATCACAGGTCAGAAGCTTCCGCTAAATCTGAAGGTCAACCACTTTCTGAAATTTACGAGTGGTATGACAAGCTTCCATTTAAATATGTAATTTTAATTAGTGCCTGTAACCCCTTGTTGAAAGTCGAGACGATTGATTCCTTCATTAATTCTTTTATAGAATCTGACAAAGAGGGGGCTTTCGCGGTATTCCCTAAGAAAACTTACTATTGGGACGAGCATGGTAACAATCTTACAGATTGGAAAGGTTCTACCATCATGAACACTAAGTTTGTTGACCCTGTTTACGAAGCGGCTCATTGCTTATATGCTTCTAGGATGGATATTATTGGCGATGGCAACTGGATGGATACAAAGTCGCCACCAGAACCTCATCTTGTCGAGATGCAAGAGCTTGAGGCATTTGATATTGATTACGAATGGCAGTTTAAAATTGCAGAGCTTCTATATAAGAACTTATGATTTATTATGTTGATATAGACCATACTATTTTTAACACTCAAGGTATGGATTACGAAAATAGTAAACCAATCATTGACAGGATAGAAAAAATCAACAAACTGTATGATGAAGGTCATACTATTGTATACTGGACAGCTAGAGGATCTGGGTCTGGTAAGGACTGGTCAGAGGTGACTAAAGAACAATTTAAACGTTATGGTGTAAAACATCACACTTTAAAATTCGGCAAACCTGTATATGATCTATTTATAGACGATAAGAATATTAATTCAGAAGCTTATTTTAAATGAAGAAAGTAATTATCACAGGAGTCACAGGTCAAGATGGGAGCTTTATGGCTGACTATCTCTTGAAAAATACAGAGCATCTTATTGTTGCTGGTGTTCGTAGATTGAGCGTCAAGAATCATAAGAATATTGCTCATTTAGTAGGTAATCCGCGCTTCAAGCTTATTGATCTCGACGTTGCAGATCAGGCTAACACAGATATAGTGATAGCGGAGGAGAAGCCAGATTACTTTATTAATTTTGCAGCGAATTCTTTCGTGGGTGTAAGTTGGAAAATGCCAGTTAATCACATGGAAACTAACGCTATGGCAGTTTTGTATCAACTTGAGGCAATACGCAAACATTGTCCCGAATGTCGATACTATAACGCTGGCTCCTCAGAGGAGTTTGGGGACGTTTTGCATTCTCCTCAATCAGAGTCTCACCCTTTGCGCCCAAGAAGCCCTTATGGTGTTTCTAAGGCTAGTGCGAGGCATATGGTAAAAGTATGGAGAGATTCTTACGACCTGTATGCCGTTCAAGGTTGGCTATTCAATCACGAAGGCACTCGTCGAGGAGAAGAATTTGTCACTCGTAAAATTACAAAGAACGTAGCTCGTATTCAAAAAGAATATGCTAGCGGAGAGTTTAAACCTCTAGAATTGGGCAACATAGATGCCATGCGAGACTGGAGTGACGCTGAAGATTTCGTCGAAGGTATTTGGTTGATGCTTAATCAAGAAAAACCTAAAGAATACGTTCTTTGTTCAAATGAGACTCATACTATTCGTGAATTTGTTGAGGAAGCTTTTAATTTTGTTGGCTTTGGTTCTGAGAAGTGCCGTTGGGACGGTCATGGAGTTAATGAAAAATACATACATGAAGATAAAATTTTAATGCAGATTAACCCAGAATTCTATCGACCCGCTGAAGTACACTTGCTTTTAGGAGACTCCTCGTTGGCAAGAAGGGAGCTTAATTGGAGTCCTCAAACTGACTTCCTTGAATTAGTCAGGAAAATGGTTGCAAACGATATTGATCTATGCTAGGATAACTTTATGCCAAGAGGTAAAAAGCAATGCCCTAGCTGCGAAGATTTTGTCGCAACTAGGGCTTCTTGTTGTGGTTGTGGTCACATCTTTACAAAAAAGAAAGTTGGCGAATCTAAAAAGGCAAAACCTAAGACTGCCAAACCTAAGACTATCAAACCCAAGATAAGCAAAATAGACATCTTAGAAAGGCTAGTTGAAGACCCCAAAAATAATAAAAGGTTTTTTTATGCTAGGGAGATGAAGATGCTGAATGATTTAGTGGATCTCTATTCACTTGAATTCATGAATGTGGTCAACCTCGGTAGGAGATTTGAATCCTTAGCTTACTTTAAACATTCAAAAGTTAAGGAGAAGCTTGACAGGAGGTTCAGAGAGTTTAATTATGTGACAGACAAGTCACGATACCCCGAATACAATCTAGGTGAAAAAAGCGGCGAAGATCGATTCGTCAAGAGAAAGAAGAAAACAGTAAAAGACTTTTTAGAAGAAGAATAATATGGCTAATAAAAAAACAGTAGGAACACTCGACTCCAAAAATCTAGTTGGTAATTTTTTGAAGAATAATAAAGAAGACCACTTCAACTATGAAGAACAGGTAAGCTACAGGGTATCAAGTGGGTCTCTGGAGTTCGACCATCATCTTGATGGCGGCTTTGGCCCCGGGCTGCATAGGTTTGTCGGAATGAATGAAGGTGGGAAGACTTCAGCCTCTTTAGAAGTCATGAAGAACTTCTTAAAGATGCCTAAATCAAAAGGGGTTTACTTCAAAGCGGAAGGCAGACTTTCCGACGAAATGATTAAGAGGTGCGGAGTAAAGTTCGTCTTCAATCATGAAGATTGGGAGGAAGGGACATGCTTTGTGTTTGAGTCTAATATTTACGAGACTGTAGTAGATTTAATGCGTCAGCTAGTCTCCTCAAATGAAGAGAAAAATAAATATTGCTTTGTGCTAGACTCTGTTGATGGGTTGATTAAGAAAGCTGATAACGCGAAAACATTTGAAGATGCTGTTCAAGTAGCTGGAGGAGCAAACATCGCTGCTACATTTATGAAGAAAATGTCAATTGCCCTTGGGAAAAGAGGTCACATGGCAATTTTTGTTTCTCAGGTTAGAGCGGATATCAAGCTAGACCCATATTCAAAAGCTCCCGTTCGCCAGACAACTGCGACAGGTGGCAATGCTCTACTTCACTTCGCAAACTGGATCATTGAGTTTGAGCCTCGATTCGGTGGGGATCAGATACTACTTAATCCATCTGTAAAAAAGATGGACCCAAAGACTAATCCAGCTATTGGGCATTATGCTAAAGTTGTTGTAAAAAAATCTCCAAACGAAAAGACTAATACTCGGATATCTTATCCGATCCGTTATGGAAGAACTGGCGGCAATTCAATCTGGGTAGAGAAAGAGGTTGTCGGGACTCTTGAAGCTTGGGAGTTCATTAAAAAGGCTGGAGCTTGGATTTCTATTACAGAAGACTTCAGAGAAGTCCTTTCTGAAGGAGGCTTTGAGCTTCCTGAAAAAGTTCAAGGGGAGAATAAGTTATTCTCTTTGATTGAAGATGACTCAGCTCTCTGCCAATATCTAGTAGCGTACTTTAAGAAAATGTTCAGCGGCCAAGAATGAAATTTTACTCTACAGACGGCAAGTTAAGGAACCTCAAAAACCCCAGAAAATATCACATAGATTGGGAGGCTTCTAGCCGAAGCAAGTTTCAGAAAAACGTAAAAGACTTCCTTTATCCATACTGGAGTACTGATATTGTTTTTGAAGAGTTCAGAGTAGTTGGTAGCCGATTGTCATTAGACTTTTACAATGCTAATAAAAAAATAGCCATTGAAGTTCAGGGCGCTCAACACACGAAATACGTCAAACATTTTCACAAGAACAGATTTAAGTTTTTAGACCAACTGAAAAGAGATCAAAAAAAGCTCGACTTCTGCGAGATGAACGATATAAAACTGGTAGAGATATACCCCAATGACACTGTAGATCAGTCATTTTTTGAAAACCAAGACATTTACTTATGAACCAAGATGAAGAAGCATTCTCAATCCCAAGCGGATTCGTGGAGAAACTATACGAAATTTCTGGAGACTCCGATAAGCATAAGGGCGTAATTATGATTGCGGCTAACGAATCTGGAGATCCAATTATCTATACCAAATTTGATTCTATGATAACCGAATTAGGTTTAACTAAAGCTCTCAGTCAGCACCTTGCTAGATTAGAAAAAGAAAACGAACAGCCTAATGATCTATAGCTACGAATTAGAAAAACAGCTTTTAGCTGGACTACTAAAAGACCCGCCTTCCCTCATTGAGATTTCTAATTTCATTGGCCATAAGGATTTTTATTCTGAAACCTCTTTTTTACATGCGACTATTTTCAGAGTGATTAAGCAGTCTGTTGATGCGGGGGAGGAGCTAGATAATATCATCTTAGCTCAAAGGGTTAATGAAGTTGGACTAAGCTTTGAAGGGAGTGTCAATGCTGCTGATTACATTAAGTCTCTTGCTATGAGATCTGTCCCTTCAGGGAATTTGACTAAAACAGCGAAGGAGCTTAAGAAGTTCTCCATCAGGAGGGAGATCGTAGAGTCTTCAGAGTTGATATCGAAGAAGATGAAGGGGATGGCCCCAGAATCCTCTTACAGAGAGATCGTTGAAACCGCTGATCAGATTTATAACTCCAAGATTAATCTGTTTGATATTGGAAGCGATATTCCCGAAAATATCTATGAAGATATGGAGCATATGATCGAGGAGAG